TTCCCAACCTAGCAAAACAATTCCAGCATCTTCTACCTCCTCAAAGAAGTAGTCAAATTTGGCGCGTCGATTTTCAATCATTTTAATCCTTAATTTTCTTACGGCTCCAACGATGAATAATTGCGCTATGACTAAAACACTTGGCGATGTCTTTGATGCTCATCGTGTATTCCAGCATCCGCTCAGTGCGTGTCGCATCTAAATCGTTTTTCTTGATGACGTGCGTAATTTGAGGTTTTGCCACCAACCGATACGGTTGTGATGAATCACGATAGATCATCACATATCGCTCTTTCACGTTCTTAACATCTTCCCAGCGATAGCGAGCATACCAGCGATCATTGCTGGTATTTTTGACGCGTTTTCTTTCCGTGACTTCAATGAAGATTTTGCCAAGATATGTCGCTTCAGTGCCTTCAGCCGTCATCACCCAATCTCCAGGCGATGCATCACGAAGCGAAAATTTAGCTGCTGCGGTTTGCAATTCAGAAGCTTTCTTCGTTGCTCGATATTCATCGCTGTCCACGAGCATCAACGCATTTTTAGCTCCATCTCTAGCAAAAATACATTCACCTTGAATGATGCCGTGATCGATTTGACCATTCAACATTATTTCAAACATGTTTGCGCCGTAGATGTCGAATTCAAACCCGCGTGGATCTTCAATTCGAAAAACAGTAGCACCAGAGCCAAACCAGTCACGACTACGCTTCTTCGCCTTCACGATTTTGAAACCACTAGTCGGAATGTTAGTGATCGAAATCTCCGACCACTTATCCTTGGCTCCGCTGCCATAATGGCGTCGGCCTTCAGCCCAAGCGACCGCAGTTTGACGGCGCTTTTTAGCTGGAGCATCGCTTCCAGATGGGAAAGCAAACCCGAGAGGAGCGTTACCTCCTTCTGATTTACTCATGTCTGATTTTAGAATGACATCAAGTTTGTCTGGGAAATGCATTACGCTACCTCGTAAATTTCATAGAAGTCACGAAGCCAGCCAACTAAGAATTCTTCAAATTCGGTAGTCATTTCGTGAGACAGGGCCGGAAGTGAAGTCGTCTTTTCAAGCTCCTTGAGACGATCAAGCTTGGCCGACAGCTCATCCGTCACTTCCTTGAGATCCACTTCACCACGCTTGATACTCAGCAACCGATCCACATATGATTGTTCGAACGGGAAGCGCAGCTCATGTTTTTCAAGTAGCATCAAACCTTCGTCAACGATGCGAAGCGCGTGCATTGTCGCCTTCCAGTCAACGTTGCTTTCCGAAGCAGCATCGGCGCGTGAACCATACTTCTTCAACAGTGCGTTCACCACGACCTTGGAGTGTGAGACCGTGTTTGTGTACGGAATCGTCTTCTCGAGCAGCTTCAAGCACGGCTTGAAAACTCCGCCACCGATGTCATACTCATCAACTTTGATGTACTTTGGAAATTGCGCTTGGAGCTTGATTGCTTCTTGCGTAAATTCACTTTCCACTTCAAAAATTTGATCGGTGTCGCTGAATGCGTTCAGCAACTCACTTACTGCGCGAGTTGCATTCAGCCGTTCGCCCTTGAATGAATACAAGCTAGCTTGGTTGACGACATAACCCATCATCGCTTTGATGTCCGACGTCAAGAAGCGTTGACGTAGCACCTGGCAAAACTCAATGAATCGTGCATCATAAACCTGCTGTTCAGCGTGAGTGCCGCTTACCGCAAACGCGAGCTCTAGTGCGTAGGTTTGTCCGCGCATGAAATCCCGGGCAAACACTTGCAATGGGATAAATTCCTCATCCACATCTTCTGCGCTGTTGCGTACGTTTGTAGCTGTGTTTGTCTTCTTGAAGGTGTTCTTAACCGGCTTACCTAAGAGCAGCTCATCAACATCAAGCAGTGTAACGTGCTTGATGTCACGGTCAGATGCCGGTGTGGATGTTCCGTACAGCTTTGAGCCAAACAGGCATGTAAATAGCTTTTTCATTTTCACATCTTATTATTTTTAGAAGCGAAGCTCGTACTTTGATTGTGCTGTACGAACACCGTCCCAGACGAGTGCATTTACATCATCATACATCGTCCTGGTTTTCTTCTTAGTTAGATTTGAAACATCAAACGCAAGAGCTGCTAGGTTTGAGAAAAACCAGTTCTCACGAGCATTACCGTCATCTTTTTGCTGGCGCACGATTCGATTGAACCGAGCAAAAGCCGGAGCAATGATCTTCTCATACTGAGCTTTCTTTTCAAGAGACTGCACTGCGGCTACGAAAAGATCGAATGCGAGACGCACAAAGAGTTCTTCACTGTTTTGGATATTTGCGAAGTCGGTAGTTTGCATTTTGAAGTCCATTCGGTTGGTGTTGCGATATGAAGATTATATCTCACCGTGAATGGTTGGTAAATTTATGACTTTCTAAGCCTATAAATACTCTCACCAAATATTGCAAACCAATAGGCACTACTGATGGCTAAAGTACCACCACTTGTATTAGAATCACTCGAAGACGAATCGAACTGTGTGTTCTTGACTTTGATCGAGTATAAGAAGCAACGTTATCTCACCGTAATTGAGAACGTTGTTGAGGATGAAATTCAAGCTTATATGCTAGATCAGCTTGCGGCAGAGGGAATTGACCAGAACTGGTTCATGTCAGTGGCTGTGCGTTGGTTCTATTCTTCTTCGCACAAGTATCCACTGTCATTCGAATTTGCGAAAATTGGGAAGGGTGATATCGTGAAACGCGTGTTGAAGACCTTCAACATCAATTCTACTTCACGAATCATTGGGAAGCTGTTCACGTATAAAGTGAACTCTAAACCTAAGGTGAAACGTAGAAAGCTGGTAGCTATTCCGGAATACTTTGAAGTTAAGCTTCGAAAAGATTAATGTGGATGATTTGCCAAGTCATATGCCCATGAATTTGTAACATCCCACGAGTCGGGCATAATGCGAAATATCACTGCCATCATATACGGAAGATACCAGATGTAATGCAGTAGGACGATCACCAAGATCCACTTCAGCATGAACATCACGGCGTCAGCTCGACGGTTTGCAACTTCAAGATCTCCAGGCATGATGAAGATGAAAAAGAGGTTAAGCCTATGCACAAAAGCTGCTTGCACATACAAAACTAAGGCCGCGATAAGATAGAGCCGAATAGGTCCGAGCCCCATGAAAGCTGTTGAAAATAGTTGGAGCATGACATCTCCATTAGCTAGTTAGATGATTTCATTATAATCAACTAATGGAGGAAAGTAAATGCAAAAGCGTGGAAAACCACGCTTTTGTTGTGTTCAGGAGAAGTTAATTCCTGCTTTTATGAGATGCAGCTGTAGTACTGCTGCGAGTGCATAAGCGACCGCGTGAGCTTTCTTAAACGCATAGCCATTGCTATCTTGCCGATAGAGTTCTACTCGATACCGAGTAGGATCCTGTACATAGTTCTTTAGCATGAATCGTTTCTGTGGACGAATCAGAGCCATGCAATCGGCTAGCTCAAGAATGCTTCTTGGCTTTACTTGATCAACAAGCTCATAATGCTTGGAGAGCTGGAAAAGTTGTGCAACAACCGAGGGGATCTTCAAAAGATCCCAGTCTGGTTCCGTCTTTACTAGCACTCGGATGTCATCCTTTGACTCAAAATAGTCATAGATGTACAAGTGCAGAAAGTCAACCTTAAAGCAATCTAACTGCTCCGCCACGTCGTAGGGAACAGCAGCTAAACCGGTGACCGGGTCAACAGCGATGTCCTGAAAGTAAACGCCGCACGGATGCGGAAGCAATTTACCGTCTTTCAACATGGACGCTCGGACCACGTGCTTAGGAAAGACTTTTAGCGGATCAAAACTATTTGGGGTGTCGATGTCGATGTCCATGAAAAATTATATCATAGAGATTGACAAAAGTAAATTAGGCAGGGCACCCACAGCTCAAAGGCTGCAGGGACCCAGTTACTCACTTCTACACATGGTAGATGAGCTAAAATTTACCAACAGAGTGGTCGGATGTCACCACGAATAGGCCGGCGATCAGCGCTGCATTGCATAATTACTTTCATAGAGTTCACTCGTATTAGAGGTAGTATGGCTAGAAGATCCAGCCATTGATGTAAGTTGTGTCTTAAGCTCATAATTTTCACGAACAAGATCGTTAATGACTGATTGTGCTTTAGACAATTGCTTTTCAAGAGTTTTTACTACGTGGCCTGTTGACATTGCAGAACCCTCCTTACTATCATTGACCTATTTATGGCGAGCTTTTTCTAGATGCCCAAAGCCTCCGCAATTTGCTTGATGTCACGAACTTCTTGCGGATGTTTTTCTAGCTTGTATGACCAATAATCTACACCAATTTGCTTCATCATCATTTGCCGATCAGTAGAAGAATGACCATTCAACCACTCCTTGAACTTCCTCGAACAGAAGAGAAGCCACGGTGAAAGCTTGCGCTGTTGAATCAACTCGAGCATTTCACCAAAGGCGAGCTTTGGAAAAACATCCGAAGTCGGCACTTCAAAAATTTCAGACAACGTCAACATCGTTTCAACCGAGACGTTCGTTTGCTCCATTGGAGTTGAACGTTTGTCACACCACTCCAAGTAGCGACGATACGCATCTGGGTGTTGCCAAAGGTTCGGTTGAAGCTTTTCCGAGACCATCAGCTTAACGTATGCTTTCGAATCCGCAATTTGCAGATCACGACAATACTGCGCGAACTTCATGAATGCCGTGTAATAGCTCGACGTCATGAAGGTCTCAATCGGCGGTGCTTTTCGTCGTTGGGACTCCAACCAATGACCATATAATCCATATGCGGCTCGGCCAACAGGAGTTTGAATCTCCTTGGACCGAACCATTTCTTTACATTCATGTCGTAGATACACCTTTTCGGTGGCTATCTTCTTACGACAGTATTTGCACTCGAAGCTCACTTGATTTCCGATCGTTTGACTAAATTCATTTTAATCCATGCCTCGATGGATGTGAATTTATGCAAAGACCACAAGTTGATGGATACCTTTGGTGGGTGAATGCCGTGGTCAGAAAGCATTCTCATTGCGACTTTTTCACTCAAACCGAGCTTGCGCATGCCACTTATCGTCTCTTTGTACCCATCTAGTGGTGTACAATTGATGGCTGCGGTGAGGACAAGATCTGCCGTCGCTTTATGAGAATCATAGATGAAATCTGGCAGACGCTTCTCCAATTCCTTATCGGTCTTGTAGAAAATTGAGACAGCGCACACTTCGCTCGGTGCGCTAAAGTGAAACACTCGACCGTCATGAACGTAGACGGCCCGAGGAGCATGAGGTTTCCCGTACGGTTTGTTCACCGACGCTGTCCACATTTTAGTGAAGTCTTCATCAGTGTATTTCATTTTACTCCCAGCTCTTTCTTTAGCGGTTTGATTTCATCTGCTTGCCACCCGAGATCTTCAGCCATCTCCACAATTTCCTCAGGAGAATACAGTCGCATTGCGTCAATTGCGTGGCGTTCGCTCTCACGAAGATAAGTCTTCACTACTTCCAAAGCCAACTTCGATCCGGTCTTTTTGTTCGTTTTGTGGTTGATCCACTTGTAACGCTTTTGTCCGCCCTGAGATGATACAGTGAGAAGCTTCAACATCAGCTCCTTATGATCATTACCAACCGAGAACAGCAAAGTGTTGACGATTCGATTGAGAAAGATCAATTGCTTTTCGTTCGTGGTGCCGGTCATCCAGCGAAGAAGCATATACGGAGAAACCTCCTTGATCTGCTCTTCACTGAGACTATCCCAGATCGAATAATCTTTCTCATCGATCCGAGCCAACACGCTAAACATGTCTAAGGCTCGTTCTTTTGCCATTACTTCACCAACACTTTCTTGAGGTGGATGCACATTTCTTCAAAGTTCAGTTGCGGGATCGCAATGAACGCATGACGATACATAGCTTGTGAGATCTGAACCAGAGCCAGGTCATACGCTTCCAAGGTATTGCATTGCGGAAATTCATGCGCGTGCTTGTAAAGCAGCTCATACACGTCATTGAATTGCTCGTTGGTAACTTCAATCTTTGCGAAATCACGCAGACCTTGGAGATCGCCAGCTTGAATGAAGTCGACGATTTTGAATTGATAATCAGCGGTTGCTTGAGCCGAGCCAGCCGGTACGAGCTTACCTTCTTTCGTGTTTTCCTCGAGGCGATCGATAATCTTGCGGATGTCAGGATACGATTCATCGATGTAGAAATTTAGGTTGACGAGAGCTTCGTCATCGATTTCGACTCCTTCAGAAAGAAGGATCTCGACCGTACGCATCATGATCGCTTCTTTGTCCGGAGCCTTGAAGAAATATTGACGCATCCGGGACTTGATTGCCGGCATGATCTTGTTCGCGTAGTTACAGGTTCCGATAAACCGGCAAGTGTCGGAATTCTGTTCGAGCACTTCGCGAAGTACAGCCTGTGAGTTCAATGAGAGGTAATCCATCTCCTGAAGGCTAACGATCTTGAACGGACTGGAGAACGCGAATGACTCGGCGAACGGAAGGACTGTGTTGCGAATGAATTCAACGCTGTTGTCATTCGATGCATTTACACGGAGAACGTCAGCGTCCTCGATGCCAAGCGACTTGATAATGACTTCCGTGATTGCGGTCTTACCAGCGCCTTGGCTTCCCGAGAGGAGTAAGTGCGGCAGATTACCGGTTTGAATGATTTCACTCAGCTTTTGCTTGTGTTCCTCATTTTGAAAGATGTACTCATCGATCGTGTTCGGACGGTACTTTTCGGTCCACAGCTTTTTGATTGCCATATTCTATGCCTATACTAGGTGAGTTAAGATTGTATGATTATAACCATGACTTGAGCATGAGTATATTTTAGAGACAACAAAGGTGGCCGAGGCCACCTTTGAAGGCTCGCTTGTTATTCGTATTGTGCGCGCTTGGTAGATGCGTCTTGCGCTTCAAAAATCTCTAGCTCCGGTGTGTCAGTCAACACAACTTTGCTCAGAATTTCTGGTGCTAGCTCAAATTCGCCAGATTCGATAGCGGTTTGAATAGCCTCTATCTCAGGAGATGGCTCCTCTGAAAATGGCTCAACGTTACTGGCGATCTCAACAGCTTCTTGAGCGGTAATACCTAGATCTTTCGCAGCGGCTAGTTGAATTGCGTTCAATTGCTCTTCAGTAAGCTCAGGAATTTCATCTATCGGCTTCGTGTTCAACGGCGAGATGAAAACGTTGCCAACCGATCGCTGGCCATCAATCGCTAGCGGCCCAGTGTAGATAAGCTCTGGCTCTGGCTCTTTAACGACCGGTTCTTCAACTACTTGCAGTTGCGGAATGAAGATCGCTTTTGGTTCTTCGATCACCTTTGCGTCGATCACCGGTTTCGGCGGATGATCGACATGCACGTAGGTTTGTTCTTCCTTCTCGATGACATCGGCTTTGTCATTTTGTTCAAGACTATCAGCAATCATTCGCTGGTTGTCATCTACGACGACGCTTGGCAAGCTAAACTCAGGTTCATCACGAGTCAACTTATCTATCCGCGGCTGATGTTTTTCGACCGGGTCATGATCTTCCGGAAACATTTCCATTCTTGGAACATATTTCGTCGGTGATTCCTCAGGAAGCTGAACCGGCTCAGCTATTTGCGCCGATTTAGCTGACTTTTCGCGACGATACTTATCTAATGAAAAGTTACCAGCGAGAATCAGCATGATAGCCAAAGGATCGAACACGGAGATAATGACTAGGTTAATATACTTACTCGCCTGTTCCATTGACACACCAAACGCTTGTGAGATGTAAGCGATTGGTCCGATGTGAACTTGCTTGTCAATGTCAGATGTTTGAAGTTGAAGCTGAGAGTCCTTCAACTTATCGAGTTTATCCTGATCATCCTTCACACGAGCGTTAATGCGATCGTAATCTGGCTTGAACGAAGTTAGAAGTCGCTGACGATCTTTCACACGGTTGGCTGGAAGTTGTGCTACCTGAGCGTCCAAGTTCTTACGTTGGTCGGTCAGCTGAGAAATTTCGGCCGTGAGAGAATCGATTTGTGTCTTTGAAGCATCGAGCTTTAAGCTCAGTTCTTTGTTTGGCTGGACCGCTTTTTGGAAAGCATTCGACAAATATCCGAATGCACCCGACGAGGTGATCGTCATCAAGACAATAACTGCCGCCAAGAAGTAGCCCTTCATGGCACCTTTTAGCTCGCTCCAATTTTTATAGAGGAACGAAACGGACGTCACTTTCGCGACGTCCAGAATGACAGCCATCACCAAAATGACCAAGTCTCCAGCGAAAAGCGACGACAGACCAATCACGGAGATGTATGAGCCGATCGCTTCCATTAGGAGAGCGGTTGCAAAAATGATGAAGGTGAAGATCATTCGAGCTCCTTAGAAGTAGCTCTTGCGCGGCACATCCGATGCACAAATTAGTTGATCTTCATCGGTCTTCCAATAGCGTTCATCACCCAGCTTAAACGCGGTGGTCCACATTCCAGGTTCAATGAGAACGTACTCGCCGACCTTGACGTCTTTAACATCAGGGCCGATATGAGTAACTTTTCCCCATCGTGGAATGTCAGATTGAGCATTCGATGAGTGCGCAATGAGAATGCCAGCGGTCGTGCTGTTGGCAAACTTGGTGTTCGTAGTGTCATCTACGAACTGGAAGAATACATTATTCTCGAACGGTTGAACGTCCATCTTTACTATCTCCTATAGGATGAGTGGAAGCTTTAAGCCAGCTTAGCCTGAGCTTTGATGCGCTTGAGCTTTGAGTCGTAACCGCGAGCCCATGAGGTGAAGGATTTCTTAAGAGCCTTGAACTTATCAGTGAAGATCTTGAACAAGTCTTTAACGGCGGCTTCATCCAGCTGAACATCTTCCTTGACGTCTTTAATCGTCAATGCCGATGACTTTGGTTTGCCAAGTTCACCTGGAACAGTAAATTCCTTGATGAGCTCATCACCGCGCTCTTTCAGTTCAGGCACGAGTTCCATGAGCGCTTTGAAAGCCTTCTCATAATCGACCTTATCATCGCCGCGTTTTGCAACTGCAGCTTTTGATAGTTGAATCGTAGCCGAAGCCGTTTCAATGATACGAGTGACGTAGATTTCTTCAGCGTCGAAGAGATCTTCAGCCTTCTCTTTCATTTCTGCATTGAGTTCGCCGCGTTTTGCGCCGAGGGTTTCGATTTGCTTCTCGATCTCGACGTACTCTTTGATCAGCTTGGTGAATTGGCCAGATTCGTTACCCGACAATGCGACGGTAACTTTATCCAGCTTATCCTTTACTTTCTTCTCTTGATAGACGAGGTCTTGGCGACGGGCTTCGGCCAAGTAATGTTCCAGTTCTTTCATGATTACTCTGCTTGAGGTTTCTTGCTCTTCTTCGTTGCAAGTTCAGCTGCGGCTTCGGCATCAATCAATGATGATTCCAAAGCTTCCTGAATTTCGGCTGGCGACGTTGGCGCAGCTGCTTGAAGATTTGCTAGTCGTTGTGCTTCTGCTGCAGCGTATGCGGCTACTGCTGCATCAGCTTCTGCTTGAGCGCTTTCGCGGACCGATTTAGCCTTCGATTCTTTCGAGTCGATGAACTGCTTACGGCGTGCTACTTCAATGTTCATTGGTGCTTGCGCGAGTTGCTGTTTGATCAAAATTGCATCAAAATCAACAAGCTCGCCACGAGCCGTGCGAACGATTCTTGGCATTTTCTTTCTCCTAGGAGGATATGTTAATCTAGTCGTATGAAGTCTGTTATTGCGATGTCATACAAAACCGGATCCACATCATGCAAACCTAGAAGATAGAGCAGATAGCTTGAGCACGAACTACCACGACCGACACCCCAAACTACATTTTGCCGCTTGAATTCATCAAGCACATAGATCAGAGTACGGAGAACTGGATAGAGATTTAGCGTACTGAAGAGATTGATCTCCAGCTCAAATCTTGCTAACCGCTGTTCGTACAAAGCGTCTTGTTCTACTTTCTCGATGAGGCCGATTAAGTATTCATCAACGTCTAAGTATTTATAGCTGTCAGGAAGGTTCCAGCTGGGAGGGAAGAGATCTGGAGCAAGATCAGTTTTGACACCGATCTTGGCTTCGGAAAACATGTTGAACTGCTTAAGCTCCGGAGTCATGTGAGTAACTGCCAGCTTGCTGATAGGCAGTCCTTTTACAATCATCGATTGGAGCTTGTCTGGTTCGACGACGCTTACGCCATCGAACCAGAGAACACGATCAGACAGTTGTATGTTCACCCGTCTTAGCCTCGTATTCGGCGATCTCGGCGCGCAGCGCGTGAGCTGCGAGTTTCGCTTCGATCGTACGCGGGATTGAATCGAGCTTCGGATCAGCGTAGAATGAAATGTCCCAGCGACCGGTGCGCGTGAACTTTACGTATGCGGCACGGTGCTCCTTGTTGGACGGATCAAAGTGCAAGCGGTTCGCGCGTTGCAGGCTACCTGCGAAGACAAACGATGCGTGATCGATGCTGCTCATAGTCATTCTCCTTTGAGATGATCAACTATAATTCCGGCCCGGACGAGTAATTCGACCCCGGTGGTATCACGATATTGTCTACGATAAACGACACGAACAATCTTCGCTTGGATGATTAGTTTCGCACACTGTTCACATGGCGAGTCCGTCACGTACATCGTAGCACCATCGCTATTACCACTACCGCAAGCGAGCTTCATTAAAGCGTTGCTTTCGGCATGAAGGCCAATGGGATTTGTCTTAAGCCCACCAGCTCCATCATCAAGTTCGAGTTCTTCATGCGGAAACCCTGACGGCATACCGTTGTATCCGTCTGAAATGATGCGCTTGTCTTTAACAACAATTGCACCAACTTGGAGACGAGTGGCATATGAACGTTTGGCCCAGACTTCAGCCATCTGCATATATGCTTCATCAAGTTCAATTCGTTTATATTCCATTCCATAATTCTAATACATCATGGAACGGAGGTAAATTTTAGAGCACCGTCGCAAACAGCTGCGCGATGACTTCGGGCTCAGCCTTATCGAACAACATTTTCTGGTTGGTTTCGATCAGTGAGCCGTCTTCAGCTTCGTAATACCACGTGCCGGCTGGCCAACGCATGCTAAATTTGCCGCACGGATTTCCTTCTGCGTCTTTGCAGTTGCCTGAAGAGTCGATGCTCATCAGGAGATCATTGTTCAACTTTCGATAGAACGCGGTGTCGGTACCCAGGTCCATCTGCTGTTGGAAGCGTTTGTCATTGACACGGAGGGTCGTTGCGAAAAGTGACATTATGTTATCCTTTATTGTATCCACGGAAGGTCAAGCTGATTCTCTCACCGCACATGAAGCTCGCCTTTGGGATGCGGTGCATGTGCGTGTCTTGCATCCCAGGGTGCATCACGGCGATACTGCCATGCCCCAGGTTGAGAACGGTTTTGTCACTCAGATCGCCGATCGGAGCGAACCAGATGTCACGAGCGACCCCGAATGAGACGATGACAATCGGTCGTCCATCGTCCATCTCTGGCGAGTTGTCTGAGTGCCAACCCAGATGGTCGGATTGGTCTTTGTAGTAGTTGAGGAAAACTACCTCAAACTGTGAGCCGATGAGAGTTTCGACCATACCGCGAATGCGAAGCATTGCGCCGGTCCACGGTTGTGGTTGGTATGTGCGCGCGAAGTCCTTGGCACCGTAGGTGTACGGCTCATTGAAATCATTCGCGTAGTACTCGGAACGCGGAGTCTTATCGATGCGAACCCAATCGAGTGTGGACTTCAGCGTTTCAAAATATTGATCACTTTTGGGGATGCAGCCAGGATAGTAAGTCACCGGTATGCAGTCCAGCTCACGCTTGTGGAATATTGTCATTTTCTTCTCCAGAGATGGGAGGCCGGAGCCTCCCTCCTTGCTTAGTGGCTGTCGAGCAGCGAGAACAGTGCGAGGCGCTTCCAATCCGAGACGGACGGATCCTTGCGGATCGAGATGATGTTCATCCATGACCGGAAGTTGATGTTCGACGTCAGATCTTTGTATTCGTCGAGCAGATTGAGCGCATCGAGCTTCAAGTCATTTTCTACGCCCGGCATCACATCCGCAATGACGTGGCGCATGCGTTCGATACGCTGTGCGTTTGTCATCGAAACATCCACCTTGTGGCAGCGGGTGCGAACTGCTTCATCAACCTTCCTAATGTTCATGTTCGAGATGAAGATGATCGAACCGGTGAACAAGAAAGATGATGGAGCAGAAGAGCGATTTACAGCCGCTGACGAGGTATTCCAGGTGACCCAGCGCTCCTCGTACGTATCAAGTGCTGCTTTAAGCATGAGCGATGCCGTGCCGTCCTTGAGAACAGAATCGCAATCATCAAAAATGATGATTTTGTCACGGTATGTATAGAGGAATTCATACATACCGGCGGCCGACGTGTAACCTTTCATCACGACGTAATCACCCGGCTCGAACCGTTCCATCAGAGCGGTGTCGCGAGTATCGAATCGAGCTTCACTGCCTTCTTCCTCTTCCTCATCATCGCCGTCTGCGAGAGCAACTTCAGCAATTTTTGCGGCGACCGGCTTCGGAGCTTTTTTCGTGTCGATCTTGCCTGCAGCAGCAAGTTCGCCGAGCACCGTGTGGGTCTTACCGACACCACCTTCACCGGTGATCAGAATCGACCGAGCATTCTTGTTGATGACCATCTTGATGAGGTCAGCCAACATTTCGAAGCGCTCGTTGATGGTGAAAGTCGGACGCTGTGCGACGATGATCGGGCCGACATCATCAGTGGCGAGTTCGATCGAAGGTCCATCCGCTGGCTTGCGGGAGACGATTTCCACCTTGGTGATATTGTGCATCCGGACTTTTTGGTTCGCTTGGTCACGAACGAGATATTCCAGATAGTCCAACTTCCCGGACTTGACGAGCGTCTTGCCGTTGAAGTTGAGGTGGTACTTTTGGGATTCTTCATGCCAGAGAATTTGAGCAGCCAGCATTTTTACTCCAGGGGTGGTAATGATTTACGATAGAATAATTATAACATCCACCACCACCAGAGTAAACACATTTGTGCGGATTTTGTTGCTTTTACGAGAGATGTGCCTCTAGCACGGTTTCTAGAGCAGTTTTCGTCATAGCTCCACTTTTGCGGACTAGCTCTTCTTCTCCGTTTAGAAGAACTAGCGTAGGAATTCCGCGAACACCGAATTTCTGCGCGGCAGCAGAAACCTTGTCGGTGTCAATTTTGATGATTTGAACCTTATCACCCATAGACTCATCTACCTTGTCTAGCACAGGCGAGAGCATTTTGCAAGGTCCACACCACGAAGCGTAGAAATCTAGCAAAACTGGAAGTTCAGAAGTTTCGATAAGAGTTTGTAGCTCTTCATTAGTTTCAGGATTGAGAATCATTTTGAGCAGCGCAACAGCGCCGAGGAAAGTTACTGTGCTACTAGGGTCGAGAGAATATCTCGACCGACTTGATCTACAATTGTGATGTGGCTTACAAGCTCACCGTCATACGGTTTGCCGGTTGTTTCATACGCTTGAAGCTTCGTGTAAAAATCTATCGCTTCGGCTGAGGTGTCAAATGCTTGGGACGTACCTTGCATGAAACGACCATCATTGGCGGCCGCGACTTGATAGAGCCAAACGACATAATACTGGGTAATGTCTTCCATTATATTCCCTTCTTTAGTTTGAGGGAAATATTTATGGCCTGATTTTAGTGAGTGGAATTCCGAGTTCACACAATGCACACCCTGTCGGCTTTCGCTCACGGTTGACAGGTTGGTCAATTACCTGGAGCCTACTAGCAAATTCCAGTTTATCATTCAAGATGATGACTTGATTGAGCATGCTGTCAGTTGCGTTATTTAATTTTTGAAGTAAATCCAGCATTGTTTCTTGCGGTTCAATCATCATTATTCCTAGTAGAAGTACTCTACTTCAACTTTTTGTTTTTTCAAGCGCTGCTTTTCCTTCTGAAGATTGCGGTGCGCTTCCATTGCCATCTGTGCGTCGCTAAAATAACGAAAATCCATCACAAACTCGCTACCACCATAGCCATAACGCATTAGCGGCTTCCAAAACCAGAAGAAACGCTTCACATAAACGCGATACTTTTCATCTTTACCTTTGACGATTTTGTACGTCGCGTTTGATGCTGAGATAGGAGCGCTGCCTGGCATCAGTCATCTCCAGCGTGGTGGTCAAGGAATTCCGGCACGATCGGCTTCATGTGAGCTTTCACCTGGTTGTATGAGATCGGCTTGTAGTTATGCACGTCTACACCAACGTCTAGAATGCGTCCAACAAATGGATAGCGTAGATTGCCATGGCAGTGGCCATGAAGCATAAATGAACCTCTAGCCATTTTATTCCAAGAGATCATTGGGAAGTGACATAGCACCAGCTTCTGTGAATCTCGCTCCGCGTCAGAATCTTGAACATTAAGCTCATAGTATTCTTTGATCCACTCAAAGCGATCTTGAAGTGATTTGTTTTTCTTGATAACCTGATCATGGTTGCCAAGAATGAGGTAAATTTTACCATTGAGCTGGTCAAGAACTTCTTGGGCTTCAGTGACACCCATGAAGAAGGCATCACCAAGGTGATATACTTCATCGGTGGGTTTTACTGTCTCATTCCAGTTTTTGATGAGCATCTGGTTCATGTGATGCTTATCTTCGAACGGCCTGTTTGAATATTTGATCACATTGTTGTGCCCCCAATGTGTATCACTCGTAAAGAATTTTGTCATTTTGATGATTGAAATATGACGTTTTTGATCAGCATATGTCGTGAAGCTGAGTGGATAAACGTCTTCTTGTTATGGTCTGTCAGCAGCCAAAGCCAACGCTTCGGGTGCATGGGTTCTACTTTATTGCCGTCGCCGTCGGTAATGACGATGACGATGTCTGGGTAGGATTTGTATTTCTCTTTGAATGGACCTTGCAGCTCAGCTTCCATGATGTCAAATGCCGTGCCGCCGCCGACTCGATAGTTTTTGCCTTTGGTGGTGATGTTTTGAAGCGTCGTATCGAATAGATAGAACTCACAATCAAAATATTCTTGCTCATCACGGAAGGCTTGGATAATGTCATAAAATTTGCTGAGCTGTGAAAGGCAGGAGCCTGACACATCCATAAAAACTGCACCATGGAGCTTATCTTTGCGCTTCACGGTTTGCACAGTTCGGCCAGGGAGAATCACGCCAGGGTGAGCTGCCATCACCTCCGAGAAGCGACGATCTTCACGTCGAAAAGACTCTTCAATCTTTTCTTTCTCTTTGAGCTTGGTTCGCTTTACACCTTCAATGATTTTCCGGAAGTCAACTTTTGGTGGCTTCTTTTGCTCTAGAATCACATCAAACATTCCGCTGCTAGTTCCACCGCCATTCAGCACGCATTCTTCATTTGCACCGCCAGCTTTAAGCATATCAGCGAGGTCACCAGCGTCCATTTCTTTTGCAAGTGCGCCAGCTGCTCGATCACGAGCTTCTTCGGCATCGTCATCGCCGCCACCGCCAGACCCGTCTCCGCCTTCGTTCCCGGCTTCTCCATCTGATTGATCACCTGGTGCATCACCATGCTCATCGACCGTTTGCTTATCGTCCGACTTGCTCGAACCATCTGCGTTTTTCTCGGCGACAAGCAGAGCCAGATAGTACAAGAAAGACTGATTGCGTTTTACTCCCGACGGTTCTTTGAAGCAAGTATCGATCCAACAGAATCGCTGCCAGTTTTCGATCTCATTGCGATCGAATCCAAAGAGATCGATGATCATCTCATTGATCGTAATGTCCTGCGCGACGTTAACGAGACGAGGAGTCGCACCACGAATGTGTTGACCATTACGTTTGAAGTGATCAAGAAGCACGTGCAAACATTCGTGAAGAATCACGAATTGCTGCATCCGAAGTGAAAGTGCGCACCAGAAAGCTTGGTTCAGCAGCAAAATTGGAGGTGAATTCTTCACGAATTGAACCGCCGCCGTCGGCAGCTCATCAGTGAAGTGCACGCTTGACATCTGCCAAAAGGTGTAGAAAACCTTGTGGTAATCTTCTAGCGTGCTTCCGATCGCAACTAGTGTTTCATTCGGAACCGGCGTTCTCATACATAAGCCTGTGAAGTATCAGTCCGGCTGTTGACCATATCTACCAAAGATGGATTTGACATGCCGTGAGCTGGCTCCATGGCTCGATCATACTTCCCTTGAATGTGTTGATATTGCTTGGAAGTCCAAGCATCACCACGATGATGCATCTTCACGAGAACTTGCACGATTTGTTGGAAATTCGTCGGTCGATTTCCAACTCGTCCAGCCATCCCCCACATCAAACGGTCAATTGTATCTTGACGGCATGAGATCAGAATGTCCGCGAATCGATTTGCGAGCTTCCGCACCATGTGAGGTTTCGTCTGGTGCATCTTCATGATTTCAGTCTCGAATGTATTTCCATTCGACATGAGCACTCGAAAATCCATTTCATTGATCCGCGAGCCACAGCCTGCATCAGCTTTTTCATCCGGGAGACTATTAACGATCTCATCGAATGACTTAACGGTGATGATTTTGGCAGCTTTCGACTTTGTCGCTTGCACCGCTTCAACAAATGGTGCAATGATTTCCTGCGGTAGCTCACCCTTAAACTTGGTGAAGAAATCAGTCGCAGCTTGATCCTTCTTTTTCACAAGATCAAGTAGCTTCGTGACGTTGTTACCGTTCGAAAGGATCGCTTTTGCAGCTTCGAGATCATTGGCTTGCGCCAGAGCGTCCTTAAACGGAAGCGTTTTGATCGAATCGCGTAGCTCTTTGATGTTGATTGTTCCCTTCGATTCAACAACGTCTTCCATGCGGCCGCCATCCAAGTGAGCTTGAATGAGATATTCCAGACGACGTGGAGAGATTTTAGCTTGCGCATCAGCCGGGAGCGCGTTCCACCAGTCGATGAAATAGATCGCGATTTGCGGATACTTGAGACGAAGGTACGCTTCATCCAGCTTGTACGGGACTTTGATGTAGCAATGAAACCGGTCGATAAGCGCCGGATCGAGTTCCTCAACTTGGTAAGTGCCAGAGTCATCATATGGGTTGATTGCGCCCCAGACACACTTGAGATTATTCAACTTGTGTCCGTTGATGCTGCCGAACTGGATGAGCTCCATGACAGCATCGAGCGTTTTTGAATTTGCACGGTTGAGCTCATCGAAGAAAATCGCTTCATAGACATCATCTTCGATATACCACGGACGAATGAGATCGGTGACCGCTTTACGTCCGCCGTCACGCTCAACCACCTTTGGCATTCCGACGAGATCAACCCATGGATCCATCGTCGGAGTGCTGAAATACTTCCACTTCAATCCAAGCCCATTGAACACCTGGTTGATCGTCGCAGTTTTACCTACACCACGATGACCCTCGAAGAGAACATTGCGACCAGTCTTGGCATAATGCTCTAACATCGGGATGTTCAACAAGGACATGTTAACCTCTCCTTCGGTTTGCGCCACTCTTGACGCTAGTTTTCATATCTTCCTCCGACATCAGGATCAGTGGACCCTTATTGTAAGCCGGAGCAAGACGATTCATTTTGAGCTTTGCCTCATCAGCTGCGGCTGCTTCACGCTGCCTCAAGGCCTCTATCTGATCACGATCCAGGTGCAAATGCTCTGGGACCATTTTTCTTTGTTTCAGTGCAACCGCACCGGTAGCTCCTGTGTCTACGCTGTTTACTTTCTCGTGTCCACCACGATGTAGTTCCATGTTAAGACGAGCTGTTTTCATCGACTCTGCCCAGAAGTTCTTTTCCTGGGTTATCGGACCAGTTTTGGTAAGCTTACGGATATTGTTCTTTGCACCATTTTGATGCCGTGCCTTCCATTCTTCATACTCTTTCTGCTCCTTAGCAGTCAGAGTCTTACGAACATGCAGCATTTTGTTACTCCAAGTTACGACAAATTCATAAATACGAGGTAATTATAACCTACTCATGAGGGAAAGTAAACATGTTGTCATACAATAGCTGGCTCGGCAAAGCTGTCGAATTTGTCGTAGGTGGTTTTGGCAAGATTACTTGGTGTGGCCCTCGTGCGCTCTTTAATGGTGGATTGTACTACGATCTTACCGAAAGTGATCATGAGCAGCTGCGTAAGTTACTTGCAGAAAATTACTACATTATTCTCATCTATAGAAAAGCACATTTTTCATCATACATGGTCGGCTTGGCCAATCTGGTCAAAACAGGTAAGTGGACCAGCTACTCACACTCTTTGATGAACGTTGACAATGTAAATGACCCAGACGCTTGGGAAAAGTTCAAGCTAATGGAAGCTACTCAAACTGGCGTTCATTGGTCTACTTTCATGCAGGTTTTTGATTGCGATTCAGTCTGCGTTCTTCGTCCTAAGAATTTGACGCCAGACGATTGGAAGGCAGTCATCGATGGGCTGTTGAAGCAAGAGGGTTTGCCGTACGATGATCTCTTTGAGTTGTCAGATGCAACACACGTCTCATGCGTTGAGCTCGTATTGAATGCTCTTAAAGCAATGCCTGACTACAAAGAAAAATTTGCAGAGTTTGACGCTACCATCCAAAAGGTTGGTAATCTTACACCGCAGATGTACCGAGACTGCTCAGATTTTGAAGTAGTACTTGAGATAAAGCGATAAACAAAAGGCCGGGATTCCCGGCCTTTTTACTTACTTATCAACGATCGTCGACGGAATCGTGAAGTCCGATCGAGATGCGTTCTCTATTACGAACTGCTCTAGAGCGAGAGCCGCTGGAGCCATGATCGAGTTGAGAACCTTCTGATATTCCTCATTCATGTCCTCATAGTACATCATGACGGTCCAGATGGTTTCACCAGTCGTCGCCGAAACATCCTTGAACACTTGGGTCTTTGGGCTGCTCGGCGTCGGAATGACCTTAACAACATCCAACTCTATAAGATGAACTTCTGGCTTGCCGTCGGTAAATTTTTGCCCGATCTTGTAAATGTATGCGGTTTTATGTTGCATGTTAGAAGTCCAAGAGGTTGTCTTCGTTGACGGAGGTATCCAACGCGTTGATCGCGTAGTCTGTAAGATCCTTTTCTTGCGGAGCAGTTTGATTGCTTTCTGCGTCCAACCAGCTCGAGAGCCAGCTAAAAGGATTGTCCTTGTGCTGATATCGCTCTTTCAAGCCGAGCGATTTCAAACGCTTATTTGCAATGTGCTCGAGATACTGAGCAAGCAGTGTTTCATTCAGGCCGATGATTGAGCCATCCTTGAAGAGGTAGGTTGCCCATTCCTTTTCTTGGTTGACAACTTCATCAAAAATCGCGTAGATTTCATCTTCAATTTCATTGAAGATGGAGATCATCTCATCATCACCTTCACGACGAAGATAATTGCGAATGATATTCAGTGGAATGCCAACGTGCTGTGATTCATCCTTAGCGATGAATTTAATGATGTCGGCGTTACCGATCATCTTCCCCTGCTGACCAAAGGCAAAGCTGCAGGCGAATGAAACGTAAAAGCGAATCGACTCGAGGGCGTAAATTGAAATTAGTGCGAGCAGCAGCTTCTTCTTTAGTTCACGCTTGGTGAGGTTATACGTCTTGCGATCGATGTCACAACCATCTTCGGCGGTAGCAACTTCATGGTAGCCAGGACCGAGAGCCTTGTACAGATTTCCGTAGTTAATGAAATCATCATAGTAGCGAACGATCGCAGCTGCACGCTGAACAATATTGCTATCTTTCAGGATCGAGTCAAAGACTTCCGACGGATCGTTGTACAGATTTTGGAGAATCCACTGATATGACTGAGCGTGAATGTTTTCGAAGGCCGCCCACCAAATAACACAGCCTTCAAGTTCCGGCAGCGAAATCCATGGAATAAGTGCAACGAGAGGGGCGCGCTCTTGAACCGAATCGAGCAGCACTTGATAAGCGATATTCTTTGTGAAGATGTGACGTTCATGCTCTTGCATCATCTTGAAATCCGCATCATCCTTGGTCAGGTTGATTTCTTCCGGATCCCAATAGAACGACTTCATCGTTCGTTTGATCTTGTCAAAGATAGGGTACTTCATTCTGTCATAACGTGCGATGCCAGCTTCTTCGCCAAAGAACATTGGCTGATCTTTCACGTCGAACAAATTCAGATTCAAAACAGTGTGAGACATGTATTTCTTTACTCTATGAGACAGCGGTAGGAATTGATACTTTATCATTCCTAGCCACCATTGGATATTTTTCTTTACTTGGTGTAGATCGTGCGACGGCCATAAACTTTACCATCACCAGTGCTCTTAACCACCACGGTTTTTGGTTCAACTTCTTTCTTTGCACCAATAAAGAGGTTAGCCTTGTCATAAACGCTCAAAAGCTTGAGTTCGCCTTTGGCTTTTTCATCAAATTCACTTGGCTTAATTAGCTCTTTGAGTTTCATGTTAGCTCCATAGATAAAAATGCCGGAGAAAATCTCCGGCATTCTATTTACCTCAATTGGCGAGAATCAAATCTTGCATGCGCCTCCTGCGCAACCATCTTCACCGTCATCTTCTTCCAGGTCTGGTTTTGCTTCCTCAGCAACCTCACCCTTCTTTTCATCTTCGGTGTTGTCCTTTTCACCCTTAGTATTGACGTAGTAACGAGTCTTCACGCCGTATTTCGCTGCCAGGAACGTGTGGTTCATCAGCACTTCTAGCGGAATCTTGCGGTCCTTTGTCGGATCTTCACTGCGATAGTGATCACGATTGTATGAGAAGTTGGTCGAGATAGATTGGCACGTGAACTTCTGGAAAATTGCGACGTTCTTGATGTAACCATCATAGTCCTTCGCCGTCATATCCCAGAGGTAGTCATACTTCGACTTGAGCTTCACCGCATCCGGAGCAACCTGAACCATCGTCACCTTCTTGTTACCCTTACGAGTAACGAGCTGGCGGAGCGGTTCAATACCGTTTGTAGCATTCGAAACGACAGATGAACTTTCCGACGGCATCAACGCGAGCAAAGTCGAATTGTAAACGCCATAGAGGTTGACTTGTTCACGAATCCACTTCCAATCACACTCATAAGCTTGCTTGGTAATTTCATCAACCGCCTTGCAGTACGAGTCGATTAGCAAACCGCCCTTCGAGTAGATCGTGTCTTCCAAGCCAGGAATCGCGCCGTGTTCTTTTGCAAGTTCAACCGAAGCTTTCAACGCGTAGTAATGCATTTGTTCAGCAAGACGGTGAGTCATGTCGAACGTGCGTTGGTCATTGTATTTTTGACCGTTCTTCGCAATTAGGTATGCGTAGTTGATAACGCCAATGCCAAGAGGTCGATACTTCATTGTCGCCATACGCGCTTGCGGAATCATGTAATCCTGGTAGTCCAGAATTTCATTCAGCAAGTTAACGAGAATCCACATACGACGTTCCATGTCGCTGTGATCATCAAGATTCAAGTTACCAACGTTAATCGCGGCGAGCGTGCAAAGTTGAACGAGGCCTTCATATGTTACAGTACCGGTGCCATCACCATTATCAGTCATCACATTGCGAACTGGCTCGGTCGGCAAGCAGATTTCCACACAAAGATTCGACATCGTCACCGGTTTCAGGAACGGTGAGTGCGTATTGACGTGGTCAGCATTGAAGCCGTAGATACGACCGGTTTCTTGTGATTGCTTGTGGAACGTGTCCAGAATATCGCGAGCATTGACTTGAACGCGGAACTTCAGCGTTTCATCTTTCTCGTACTTTTCGTAAAGCGATTCAAACAGTGAACGATCACGACCGAAGAATGCCTTGTAAAGATCCGGCACTTCATGCGGTGAGAACAACGTCATCATTTGCTTGTTACGAGCGCGACGAAGCAAGAACATGTCCCACTGCATTGCGTAATCAAGGCGGCGGACGGTCTTCTCATGTGTTTTGCGATTGTCCTTCAACGTCATGATCTGTTCAGCTTCGGCGTGCCAGATTGGAGCATACAGAGTAACCGATGCATCACGAATGCCACCCTGCGAACGAGATTTCACCGTACTTTCAAATTGACGATAGAACGGAGTTACACCAGTGTGGACGATTTCACCTTTACCAACCTTCGATCCGAGCGGACGAAGCTTACCACCATTGATACCGAGGCCAGCGCGTTTTGCTGCGTAGCGACCCATGACCTTCGATGCATCATCGATAGAATCCAGATCATCACCAACGTCAATTAGAACGCAAGATGAGAACTGCTTGATTGATGTGCGGAGCCCGGCGAGAATCGGCGTCGGTAGCGAGATCTTGAACGTCGACAGCATGTCATACGTTTCACGGATCAGTTGGAGACGTTGTTTCTTCGGGCGGTTGCGAAACGCAACTACCGGAATCAACATGAACATCACCTGCGGAGTTTCAAAATACGTTTTTGAGGAGCGGTCCTGAACCAGATACTTGTCACGAATCTGTTTGACAGCTGCGCCAGAAAGGTTATAATCACGATCATGCTTGATGTAAGCACCAAGCTTCAACCATTCATCATCCGTGTACCAATCAAGCAGCTTTGCGTCATAGACGCCACGTTCCACGTTTTTCTTCACTACTTCGATCAGACGTTCTGGTTCAAACGTGCCAAAAACACGCTTGCGCAGGTCGGTGATCAGAAGACGTGCGAGGACTCGCGAATAGTTAGGATGATCTTCCGAGATCAAATCCTCACATGACGAGGCCGTCATGTCTTCGAGGGTCTGAGTTGGAATGCCGTCATAGACCTGCGGATCGGTCTTCATGGCAATGTCGCTGACTGACACGCCGAGGATACCTTCACATGCGTTTTGCAGCGAGGCATGAATCTTTTCTACATCATAATTTTCGAAAGTACCGTCGCGCTTGGTGACTCTCTTTACTTCTTTGATGCTCATGTATGTTATTCTCTCATTGACTATATTGGCGGAAGTTGAAAATGAAAGCCGCTCACTAAAATTAGCTGAGCGGCTTTACTTGATATGCAAAGTCACCTGAAGAGCTGCTTTTGACTTGTTGCTGTGTTGCGGACTATCTAATAGATGGCGCGTTACAGTAGTAGAATTAGATTTTAATCCTCAGGTGTCCATGTGTATATTTATTGAGCACTTCCAAACTCTACAATTTTAGAAGTTGAACAGCTTCGACTCCTTGGTATCGGTTCGCTCTTTGATGTTGCTTTGCATCAAGAATTTTGCGTCAGTGAGAGTGCGTTCGCCATTCAAATATCCCATGACTTCTCTAACCATATCTCCACCAGTGCAAACCGGAACATTTTGGCAAACGTGATTCAAATTGCCAGTCACCAGCTCAAAGTCGTGTGGGAGAGCCATCAGGTGCATACATTCACGTGGTGTCAAGATGCGATTTTCGACCGGATGAATAGAATCCAACTTACGGCCAATCATCGCCGAAAAGTCACCGTCTGGGCGATAAAGTGACATGCTGCCATCCCAAATACCGCCGCCTGACTCAATTTTGGCTTTGATGCGGTCGATTTCACGAATCTGACGGTCCATGCCCTGAGTCACGAAGTATGCGCGGGCCTCGTTCCATTGCTCGGTGACGAACATATAACGAATCAGAGTCATCGTGTCAAGCTGGCGGTCAACCAAAACTTGGCGCATGTGCTTCAAGCCGTCGCCATTGTATTTGTGCTGTAGGAATTGCATGTATGGATTCGAGTACAGCGTATCATGCGCCGCCTGCAAGTCTTCCTTGGTATGGCCGCTTACGCCCTCAGGAACCTCTGCCAGGTAATCAGCGAGATTTTTACGATCGCGCTTGTAGTAATGCATTTCTGGTGCCGCGCTATCACGCCAGAAGAAATAGAAAGTGCGCTTGCGATTTTGCGGAATACCGTGATAGATCGAATCGGTGTGATAGAGAGACAGGGAGTATCCGTTCTTTTCAGCAACATCCTGAAAGAATTCCTTGATCTCTTGACCGCGATTCGTGTACAGCGTCGGCGCATTTTCACCCCAGAAAACCTTTGGGCGAAGCGTTCCAAGAACATACTTGGAGGTTTCTAGCATCCACTTGTTTTGAGTGGCGCGCTGTTCGGCACTACCGCTTGACAGCATTGACAAACCTGCGCATGGGCAAACCGCTGAGATAAAGTCCATGTCTTTGTACTTATTCTCATCATACCCTTGAGCGGCATGATCGTCATCAATATTGAAGTGCGGAGTATTTGGGAAGTTGGCCTTGACGTTCTTTTCGTTTTCACCAAACGGAACGTAAGAGAAAAGCACTTCTGGCGGTACGCCAGTTACTTGTTCACCTGCGACGGTGAGGCCACCGATGAGAGGGACAATGGTGCCCCAACGAAGATTCTTGGTCATATGAGTATAGTCTAGAAAAAGTAAAAAGCCTAAGATAGTTAACTATCTTAGGCTTTGATGCGGCAGATAATTTCCGTTGAGGATATTTATCTGGCGTCTAGACTATACTGCTAGCTCATTATCTGAGCGCTTCGACTTGCGATCGAATTTGCGAGGCCTGAGCGATCGCAGTCGCGTTGTTGCGAATCACTTGATCCAATAGCGCAATCAATCCGTCTCGGTCCGCTTTCGACATCAGTTCGAGATTTTCGGCTACAACCGTAACAGACGCTTGCATCAAAGTGAATGTTTGCGGAAGAGTTTCGTTGATCGCGAGACCTGGATGTGGGTGAGGGTGGGCAGCCTTGGCCGGAGCCGATTTCTTCTTGAAGCTGGCCGATAGGTTGAGAAGATCTTCATGGGTCCAGCCGCGAGCTTCAGCAAATTCTAGAAGCTTCTGGCGATACTTAGGACCTGGACGAGCCATGTTGCTTTGCGTGCCGTTCACGTTATCACGCGAGAACGGCTTTTCCCAGGAGTATATGGAAGCGGCAGGAATTCCGGAAGCTTCTGCCATGGCAGCTACCGTGTTGAAGCCACACTGCTTGCGGAATTCTTTGAGTTCCAGGTGGAACGTCGGGCTGTTATGAATCGGCTTGCTAAGGTCCATGGTTTACTCCTTCGACGTTGGTATGGAAACATTGTAAACCTACGTGGCGAAAAAGTAAACAGGATTCTCAATGGTTCTACTTCAAAAATCGTGGTTGCGCTGATTTTCCTTGTTTGTCAGGTCATGAACGACCATGATCAAGTTTACATCAGGATGCTCTGACTTGATGATCGCAGCTTGGACTTCATCATCTTCAAAGTGGCAACGAACGTTAAAGCCAATCGACTTCAACTTTGCGATCTGCGCTGCTTTATGATGACCCGACGATTCACGCGTCTTTGCTTCATACGGCAGCGGATTGAAGTGAACCTCATTCGATATGCCACGGTTTTTCAACATCTCCATCGTTTCACTGGTTTCTTGAAACGAGCGGCCTGTGATGATGTGATCACGTGGGCCAGGGTGAACGCCTCGGCATTCTTTATTGATGAAGATGACTCCATCGATGTCAAACGTATTGATGTCCATTATTCGAAGGCAAGTAAGCTATTGATCGATACAACTTTCTTATCTTTGTATCGATCAAGAGTAGTGTTAAGGGTGTCATGCAATTCGGCGAGGCGAGCATCGCGAGAGTGTCTACGTATGACTTCTGTTTGAATTTCCTGTCGAGCTGTCATGCTGTCGATGCGTGGATCTTGAATCACTTCATCCAGGACCACGCCAAAATCTTTACTGCGCTTCAACAGCGCTTGAACAAAGTAATCCTTTCCAAGAGTGTCGAAGCATGCGTGGTGTATAGTTCCATCGCGAAGCGTCTTACAGAAGACGATTGATGGGATTCCGTACGTGCCAGCTTCTAGCGGCGCGACTGGCGACGACTCCACGGGGCACGTAACAAATAACCCGCGCGCTTTCGAAAGGTCTCTGAGTAGCTCCACGCGAGGAGCATTACAATGAAAGGTAACGCCAGCCAGTTTGGGATTCCCGAGATGAGGTTTGATTTGCTCATTATAGTAGTCGTAGTCTTCAAGTTCGCCGCCAAAAGCAATATAGACCTTAACCTTTGGAGGATTGTCCATGAAAGTCATCCCCTCGAGGAGCTTTCCGATGTTTTTGTCCTTCTCAGGCCGACCAATCACCATGAAATAGTCATCCGGAGATACAATTTTTGGTGCATCCGCGTTGATCGCAGTAGAGTAGCAGACGTTGTCGAAGATCTTGTCAATTTCATCCGCTGACTTAATGAACGCAAAGTGTTCACTACCCGTGGCGTAACGACGATGAATCAACTTTCTCCACAAGTTCCGCTGGTGTTTAGACACACAAACCAATGTGCTACCGTTCAACGTCATGTCGCGATAGCCTTGAAGTTTCGCGAACATGCTCATATCACCGGCGGTCTCCGGCGTGTTATGAATCACGCACAGCACAGGAATCGTGGCGGATAGCTCGGCGCAAAGCTTGACGTGGGAGCTGGAGAAACTATGATTGATGATCGCGGCTGGTTCTAGCCGTTTGATCGTAGCCCGGATTTCTGCTGTCTTCTTCTTATTAAGACGGCCCTTTTCAACCTTGTCGATTTCACCTTCTGATTCATAACTTTCTTCTGAACCAGACTGCAGCTTGACGATCTTGATCTCTGGATAGTGTGGAAAAATCGCATCATCCGAATCGGCCGTTGTCAAGAAAAGAACTTCATGGCCGAGCTCATAAAGAAGCTCCGCGTGAAGCCGTTCTACCGTTTGAATGCCGCCACCAAGCTTTCCAGCGATGTGGCGTTTTTCCATTTGACAGAGAACCAAAACCTTCATGTTAAAACTCCAGAAGTCCTGCGGCTTTTTGAGCAGCTGCCTTTTCTCGATCCTTGGCAGCTTCCTTTTTCTTTTCTTTGTTGACTTCGAGCTTGCGAGCGTTGATCAACTCAGGTTTTTCGAGGAATCGTTGGTAGACTCCAAACTGACAGCATGTAATTTCACAACCGAATGACGTAAGGTAGTCAACATGCTGTGTAGGTTTTAGATGCTGTGATAGTGCCTTACGATCAATATCCTCATGATTGAATATTATATCTTGATTATCGCGCATGTAAAGGAGTATTTGCATGTCGCTCACTTTATCTTTCTTCTGATTCGGATAAAGCTTTTCGATAGTTTTATGAGCGCCAGGACCAGCGATCACAAAATCTTCATTCTCATTCATTGAGATATCGTAACAGCGCGCCAAGTTCGAGTTCGCGTGATAGCCGTAGTAGTTACCAATGCCACGATAGCTGGTCAGCTGCTTAAACGCTTGCTCCATCGTCGGACGGCCGGCATAAAAATCGATCAATCCGTCTTTCTTAAATGACGCGATCCATTCGATCATGTTTGCCCAGTCTGTCTCACCTACAGCTCCACCACAATATTCTCTTGCGGCAGTCTGTAGTGACGTGCGAAGCTCGGTGGTACCCCACTGCTCTTTCTTCTCATCACGAGCGCGTTGCAAATTTTCACGAATCCATTCTTGATAATCTTTGTCGTCAGGCAGACGCTCAAAGTCAATCAGGTTCTGTGTTGAAAATTCTGTCTCATTGATGGCATTCAGAATTGCTTGAGCTGGACCGTAGAACTTGACCGCAAAAGCGTTCAGAATTTTGTTAGTGAAAGATACTTCTTCCTTGAAGATGTATTTCATTAGCCAATCAACTTCGCCGTGACGAGTACGATTCGGGTGCCAATACATGACGTCAATTTGCAATGCGTCATTTGGTGGAACGTATTCTTCTTTGCGGCCTTCCGAAATCAATACTTCACGCTTATTGATTTCTTTAAGGAAGAACCGAAGTTCTTCCAACACGGTCTTGTCAAACTTGTCAATCATCAGACGAATCCAATTTTTCTTTGTTGTGGTTGTCGAGCTACATGATCTTCCGGTTCAAAAATCTCAGCAAGCGTGTATTCTTCACGCTCTTGAAGCTTGTGACTAATACCAGCCACAGCCGCAAGATTTTTAGCTTCATCAGCGGTAAGCTTACGAAAATCCAGCACATCATGACAGCGACCTGGGCGCATGAGCGCTTGATCGATGCTATCATATTTAGTGAGGTTAGCGCTAAAGACGATTTTCTTAGATGAATGTTTGATCAACCCATCAGAAATGTTCAAGATGCGTGACATAAGCTTGTTGCCGTGATCTTCTCGGCTGGTGATCAGCAAATCTGCATCTTCGATTACCAATATGTCTTGCTCATCATTCATCAGGAAGTTGATGAAGAAGTCATCCATTTGAAGAATCTGTTCATCAAAGGTCAGAACCGCTGTGAGCTTATTGTCATAAATCATCTGACGCGTGAATGACGTCTTACCGGTTCCAGGCGGTCCAAGAAGCAACAGGATACT